TACGAAAACAAAAGACTTGTTTATGTCTTTTCACAAGATTAAGTAGTCGGAGTATCGCCGATAATCTTGTACATGTGGTCTACGTTCGGAGTCACAGAGGTGTCCGTGTAGACTAGAGAGGTGATGGTCACTGAGAAGTTCAGAGCACCGTCTGCGTCCTTCTTCAGAGTACCTATGGTCAGACCCTTGTAGATGACGAGCGAGCCGAAGCCGCGTCCGAAGTCGAGCTTCCACTCGTACTCCTTTGTGGTGGCTGCAGTCGGGCCTTCATACTTCTCTGGAGTAGTGCTGGCAACACCTGCAGTGTAAGTACCGCCGAACAGGTCGTCAAGCTCGTTCAAGTCGTAGTTTGCGAGCTCGAATGTCATCGTTACAGGCTTGCCCTGATAGATGATGTCGAACGGAGAATCGTAGAACTCGGCCTCAATCTCAGTTGAGTCAGGCTCGTCCTGAGCGATTGCAAGACCCTTCAGCACACCCATAACCTGAGTGTAAGAGGTGGCAGCGGCTGCGCCTACTGCGCGATAGCCCAAGCTAATCGGCTTCAAAGTTGTTTTCTTTGCCATAATTTTACCCTTTCTTTAATTAGTTATTATTACTGTTGTTGTTGTCTGTATTTTCGGAATTGTCAGTGCTTCCGCCGCTGGCTTCTTCCTTTATACCGTCTATGGTGACTATGAACGACTTGACGAACACGTTGTACTGGTTTCCCTTGTTCGTGTCCTCGTCGTCGTCCATCGAGAGGATGTCGTCGCTCTGTATGTAGTAGATTCCAGATGTCGGATGCTCAATCTCAGAGCGTATGGCTGCGTTGATTCCGTCTTCGAACGCTTTGTACTTGTCCTTGTCTAGTCTGCCTCTGTTCTTCTGAGGAACGTAAGCCGTAACGTAACAGCGAACCCATCCGAACGTCTGTAGGTCAAACTCCGACTCGTCCCTGATGCTGCCGACTTTTATGACAATGAAGCCATTGCTCGTATCGTCAGCCGTGTTGTCGGTAGGGACGCGCATCGGATAGATGTTCTGCGTCACCCCGCTGAACAGCGGCTTCAGGTAGTCGTAGTATATCGCGATTCTTGACTCTTCAACCATAACTCATCAATAATAGTTCCTTTCTGCATTACGCTTCAGTCTGAAGCTTGTGTACCTGATGTCAGCCACTGTAAGGTGAGGCTGAACACCAAGGTCTTTCTTGACATCGTCATAGAGCTCCGTCATGACAGCAAACTTGTGGTATGCTCTGGCAGTTCCAAAGCCGTAAGGGTCTTTCTGGACGAATCCAGATTCCCAATACCCCCAATACGGAGCAAGTATTGCAAAGAACACCTGCCACCCTTTGGTGTACTTGCCTTTGTAGCTGCTTAGAAACTCTTCCGCAAATCTGTGTCCATACACATCTTCGCTTGCGTCCATGTTCTCAAGCCATGCGCCCTTTCTCAGTCCCTCTTTTTCCTTAAAGGAAACGCGAGACCATGCGTGCATATAAGACTTTTCTGTTGCTTTCTGAGGTCTGTAGAATCCAGTCTGCTTTACTTCGCCTTTGTAATACACGCCCCAACACAGAGAATCAAGCAGGTTGCCAGTGTCATCCATGTTGTTTCTGCTGTTGTAAGAACCAATCCTGTCACCGAGCGTCTGAATCGTGTCTGTCGCATAGCCGATAAGGTATTCGGTAATGTTGTCAACACAAAGTTTCATCAAGTCTTTCTCGACTTGCTTCGTGTAAGCACCCATTCCTATGACTTTCGACTTCTTCATGCTCAGTTCCAGTCTTTACGCGTACAGTATACACTTATCCCCATCAGCTGAGAAGGTTCTGCGTTGTCCACCGTAAAGCTCAGTGTCTCGCCATAACGAGTCAGAGAAACGCTGTCGCCCTTGCGTGGTATGTTGTAGTTACCCTTGTCGTCTTTTGTCAGAGGTATGGAGATGATGTAAGACGCAGTCTGAAGTATCCTGCCCTCGTCGTCACTGACCATGTGCTCGTCCATGACGCCTTCGTAGACAGTAACCTCTTGGTCGTCTTCATCTCCGTGTCCCTCGACAATCCGAGTAATCGAGCCAGCGTAGGGGTATTCAACTATCTCTTCTTTAGTCATAAGCTTGTCACGTCTTCAATCGGTACGAAACGTATCTTCTTCTGCATGTTCTCAAGGACGTCGGCTCTCTCGTCACCATATATGTTGTAAATGCCTATAGCGTACTTAATCTTGTCGTCTTGGTAGAAGTCCTGCTCGCTTCCGACTGTCTTCTGATAGCCGTTGTGAGACTGTTGCAAAGACGACGTATTGGACGGGCTGAGAAGCACTGCAGCGAATATGATGTCCGCAGTCATGAGTTCTTTCAGACGCTTCGTGACCTTCGTCTCGTCGTACGCGTCCTCTTCTGGGTTTACGCCTCTGTCAAGCGCAATCTTTATGAGGTTGTTGTCGTCGAAGCGCGTGTACGTCGTCGACGCCTTCAGCCATTCCAATACAGTCATCTTACAATTGTCTTAATAAAACTAAACTACCAA